ATTCCTGCGATGGTAAAAAAGTTTTATCCTGGATATACTGGTAAAATTGCGAGCAGGGAAAACTTTGAGAGATTGAAGAACGAATTAGTGAAATGATAAATAACTAAAAAGTAGTAGCAGAAATGAGAGATCAAGAAATTATCGGTCTTTGGGAAGCTTACCAGCAAGTTCATTCTCAACCACAAGAGCTTACTGAAGAAGTAGAAATCGCGGCACAATATTTTTATGAAATGGGTTTGAATGAAGATGGTGTTGATATTCTTATTGAAGAACTTGGTGTAGAAGAGTTTGCTGAGTTTGTTTCTGATATTGCCGAAGAGTATGTTTTGACGGAGGCAAGAGCAGGTGGTGCTAAGATTGAACCTAAACTTGCTTCAGGTAAGGAAATTCAAGGAAAACCAAAGGCAGCATCACTCAAAAGACTTCGTGCTCAAAAGGAAGCAAGAAGAGAGTCTGAGGCAAAAGCATCTGAAGCAAAACCTTCAGGTCTCAAAGCATCTCTGAAGAGACAATCTGCTGTTGTTAGTGCTAAAAAGCAACAACCTAAAAAAGAAGGTATTTTAAGTAAGATTGGTTCTGCCGTAAGTAAAGGTATTGAAAGACATAATGCAGCAAATAAGAGTCTAAATAAAATTGCTTCTGAAACTGGAAAAACTCTCCGTAAGGTTGGAAAGGCAGCTGCTACGGTTGCTGGAGAAGTTGCTTCTGGTGCAAGTGGTACTGCTAGACTTGCGGGACACGTGGCATCAAAAGGTCTTAAGGAAGAAGTTGAAGAGTGGGTAAATGCTCTTGTAGAAGAAGGTTATGACCTTTCTGAATATACTTGGGAAGACATGGTTGAGTTTTACCTTGACGAAGGTATGACTATGAAAGTCTTCAAGCAACAAAGAAGTCGTCAGAAGCAAAAGGATAAGAGAGCAGCAGATAAGATTGCTCCTAATCGCAGAAAGGATATTCATACTGATAGACTTTCTCCTGAGAGAGCAGCAAGACATCGTGCTAATGTAGACCCAGATTTTGAGGGTAATGATGAAAGAAATTATCCAGGTGGCAGACTGAGACCTAATAAAATCCGCAAAGCAAAAGCACTTGGAGAACTTGGAGAAGGTGTTGATCTCTTTGATGTTATTCTTGAGCACCTAGTTGCCGAAGGTTATGCTGAAACTAATGAGGCAGCACTTGCGATTATGGCAAATATGAGCGAAGAGTGGAAGCAGAGTATTGTTGAGGAAGTTTTTGATGAAGCACTAACAGGTGAGCGTTACAAGAAAGCAGTCAAGAAGCCAGGTGGAACAGCATATAGCCGTATGGTAAGTGCAGACCCATCCAAGCGTGCTACACGAGGAGGTAGAGGTGGTGAAAGTGATTTTGGTGCGGGTGATAGAGGAAGTGGAAACAAAGCATCAAGAAGAGCAGGAACTTATAAAGAAGACTGAACCACTTCCCAAACTGGCACACAAGAGGGTTTCACCACCCTCTTTTTTATTGTATAATGACTTCAGTTGAAACAAACAACCTAACTACATTATGCCTCGCAAGTCTGCCGTGAATAACGAACAACTGATTGCTTCAATTCAAGAACTCTATGGGTCAGAGATTACTTCTGGTGACCTGAAGGGTTTTTGTGCCTCTCGTGGTTTCAACTATCAGACTGTGACTCGTCGTCTGGAAAACTTCAAGACTGCTCGTGGTCGCTGGAATCTGGAAGTGACTCAAGAACGTGTTGAAGAAATCGAACGTACTTTTCAATCTCCTGCTGTGATTCCTCCTGTAGAACAAACACTCATTCCTGAAAAAGATGATACCTTTGTCAAGTTTGGTAACTTTAATGATATTAAAAAAATTATTCAGTCCCGTCTTTTTTATCCAACGTTCATTACGGGTCTTTCGGGTAATGGTAAAACGTTCAGTGTGGAGCAGGCGTGTGCTCAACTGGGACGTGAATTGATTCGTGTAAATATTACAGTAGAAACTGATGAAGATGATCTTATCGGTGGTTTCCGTCTTGTTAACGGTGAAACTGTTTGGCACAACGGACCTGTTATTGAAGCCCTCCAAAGAGGTGCTATATTGCTCCTTGACGAGATCGACCTCGCAAGTAATAAAATTCTCTGTCTCCAATCTGTCCTTGAGGGAAAAGGAGTTTTCCTTAAAAAAATTGGAAGGTTTATTATCCCGACCCAAGGATTTAACATTGTCGCCACCGCCAACACTAAGGGCAAAGGTTCAGACGATGGTAGGTTCATTGGAACTAATGTGCTCAACGAAGCCTTTCTAGAAAGATTTCCTGTGACCTTTGAGCAGTCTTATCCTGCTCCTGCGACTGAACAGAAGATCCTGGAAGGTGTTGCTTTGGACCTTGGTGTGGAAGATCGTGACTTCTGTAAGAGACTTTGCGATTGGTCGGACGTAATCCGTAAGACGTTCTACGATGGTGGTATTGAAGAAGTTATCAGCACTCGTCGCTTGGTTCATATCATTCGTGCTTATGCTATTTTCAAAGATAAAGCAAAAGCAATTCAAGTTTGTGTAAATCGTTTTGACGATGAAACCAAACAGGCATTCTTGGAACTTTACGACAAAATTGATGTTAATTTCCAAATGCCTACTGATTCTACAGAAGCAAAAGTTGCAGAAGCATTTGCATCTAATGAAGTATTCTGATAGAATATGGGGAGGTAAATGTGCCTCCTCTTTTTGTTTTTTACTATGAAATCTATGTCCGAAAACTTTGAAAGCACTTATAAAAGTTCAATTCCCAATCAAGACTTTTGGGAAAATGATGGTATTAGTCTAACAGGAAATCCAAATTCCTCCCCAGATATGCTTATTGTTGGATCTCATCTACCTGGAGGTATGGGAGATGATCATCTAACTCTAAACTCATCATATTGCGGGTATCAATTTAATTTGTCTCAAAATCAAGAGACAGGAATGCTAAATCTTGAAAAAAATCCTGTTATGAAAGAATCTAAAAATCATCTTTGGAAGTATAACGAAGACAAAATTTTGAAAGATATTGAAGACTACGTGACTAGCACTTATGGAAGTCACTATTGCGGTCATAATCAAGATTATAGTGATATTCAAACTATTGACTTGATGGCAGCAAAAAATCTTGCTCAACATTTTTGTCAAGCAAATATTCTTAAATATGGAAGTCGTTATGGTGACAAAGATGGGCGCAATAAGCGTGACTTGATGAAAGTGATTCATTATGCTATGCTACTGCTTCACTTTGATGGTCATTATTCCCGTAAAGATAATGGTCTTTCCGAATTTCGTTGATTATGAAACTGAAACCTCAAACTATGAAACTTTCTGATAATACTATTGCCCTTCTTAAAAATTTTGCAGGAATTAATAATTCAATTCTTGTAAAAAAGGGCAATCGTCTCCGCACGATTTCTGTTGCTAAAAATATTCTTGCCGAAGCAGATATTGGCGAAGAGTTTCCTCGTGACTTTGCCATTTATGATCTTAACCAGTTTCTAAATGGTCTGAGTCTTCATCAAGATCCTGATCTTGATTTTACTGAGGAATCTTATCTGAGCATCAAAGAAGGTAAGCGTCGTGTGAAGTATTTCTTTGCCGACCCGAATGTGATTATTTCTCCTCCAGATAAGGATATTCAACTTCCTTCTAGTGATGTTTGTTTCCAACTAGATAGTGTTACTCTTGAAAAACTTCTTAAAGCAGCAGCAGTGTATCAACTCCCAGATCTTTCGGCAGTTGGTGAAGCAGGTGTTGTAAAATTGGTGGTTCGTGACAAGAAGAATGATACCTCTAATGAATATTCAATTGTGGTTGGTGAGACTGATGATGAGTTTACCTTTAACTTCAAGGTAGAAAATATCAAGATTATTCCTGGTGCCTATGATGTGGTTGTGTCTTCTAAACTTTTGTCTCGTTTTACCAACCAAAAGTATAACCTTTCTTATTGGATTGCTCTAGAACCAGATAGTCAGTTTGGGTGATGTGCATCTGCAATCACTCTTTTTTATAAATACTTATATAGTTAGAACGACTTCAGATGTATTGTTTGGAATGTAATTCTCCACTTAAAAAGAGGCAAAAAAAGTTTTGCTCTTGTAAATGTATGAATGTTTATAATGCTCGTATATTTAAAAAACAGCATAAAGAAGTTAATCCTAATAATTGGAGAGTTTGTGATGAGTGTAATGAAGAAAAAAACATATGGCAATTTTCTTTATTGGACAAAACAAGAAAAACAACATCAGAAAGAAAAACTACCTGTAAGAATTGCTCTGCTGCACTTAATGAAAAGGAAAGAAGAAATAAAGATTGGAAACATAATGCTTGCAAAGTTTTATTGAGTAATGCAAAGCAAAGAGCAAAAAAATCAAACATAGAGTTTGCCCTTACAAAAGACGATATTAATATTCCAGATACTTGTCCAGTATTTGGATTCCCACTAAAAAGAGAAGAAAGAGAAACTTGGATGTATGCTCCAAGTATTGATAGAATAGACAATACAAAAGGATACATTAAAGAAAATATTATTGTTGTTAGTAGGAGAGCAAACATTCTAAAAAAAGATGCTACAATTGAAGAGTTGAGGAAACTTGCAGATTATTATGAACATTTTTGTGACGCATAAATTTCCGGCAGAGAGTGCAATTGTACTTCCTGACAAATTAGTGGTGAAAATGCCTGTAGAAGCCTGCCAGATGCTCTCTATCGTTGCCTCAGACAAGTGGGGACACGGGTATGGCACTCTCCCTAAGGCAGACGGAACACCCTACAAGACCGAGAAAGGAGCATTTCGCAATCACCCTTGTACCAAGTGGGCACTAGAGAATATCCATAATGCCTACTGGTTAATCAAGTGGGGACTAAACTTGTCTGATGAATACTGCCTGAGGTATAATAAAACTCACTCCTGTTATAAAACTCTTGTTGATGCATACTATTTGTTTCCCAAAGGTAAGATTACAGAAGTGACTCCATTTGCTCGTGCTATGCCTGAGGAATGGAAATTTGATGATAGCATTGATACCTTTACTGCATACAAAAGGTACATTGCGTCAAAACCTTGGGTGAAGGACAACTACCTTCGACTGCCCCAACGTAAACCTGATTGGATATGACTAAATCACCTAATGCTGAAAGACTAAAACCTTGTATGCCTCCTTTACTTGATGAGGAGACTATGCCATTATCTAGGGAAAATGGGTCTACGAATTTTGGTGGATCTGCCTGCGAGAATTTGGTAAAGTCTTATTTTCTTTCTAAATGTATTAATGTATCAGAACCATACGTTGATGATGGTGTAGATCTTCTTATAGAAAAACCACAGGGATGGGTAAGGGGTCAAGTTAAAAAAGTGGTTTATCAATATAAACTTGATCATGGAATAAAATCAAGAAATGATATAGAAGTTTATCGATCAAGATTTAATTTTAATTTTCAAAGTGGTGGAGGTTCTATCTCTCATTTAAAAAATGGTAGAAGACAAAGAGGACCAGAAACTTCGGATTATTTTTATCATGTTCTTTTAACGCCATATCGCCAATTAATTTGGGAAACACCAGTAAATTTAATTCCATTAAGAGAAGATGGAACTTTTATACACGGAAAAAATCCTTGCTTAGACCGAGATAGTTGGATGAGAAAAAAAGCAGAGATTGACTTTAATCGATTATTGATTTATAGTCATTATGATCCTCTAATTTTTAAGACTTATCCTGACTTTTTCTTAAAAGAAGAACCAAATACATTAGATGAATTTTTTGATTATGAACAGTGATTTTATTTGGACCGAACGGTATCGCCCTAAGACCATTGAAGATTGTATTCTTCCAGAGTCTACCAAGACTATGTTTCGGGAGTTTCTAAATAAGGGTGAAATTCCAAATATGCTTCTTGCTGGTCCTCCTGGTATCGGTAAGACTACAGTTGCTAAGGCACTTTGTAATGAATTGGGGGTAGATGTTTATGTCATTAATGGATCCGACGAAGGTAGATTCCTCGATACTGTCCGAAACAATGCGAAGAACTTTGCTTCGACCGTATCGCTTTCGTCAGATGCTAAACACAAAGTCGTCATCATTGATGAGGCAGATAACACAGGGAACGACGTACAACTCCTCCTACGGGCGTTTATTGAGGAGTTTGCTGGTAACTGCCGCTTCATCTTCACTTGTAACTACAAAAACAAAATCATTGAACCCCTTCATTCCAGATGTGCAGTCATTGATTTCTCCATTAAAGGGAAAGAAAAAACCCAGTTGGCAGGATCCTTCTTCAAGCGTCTACAAAACATTTTGGATGAAGAACGTGTACAATACGATCCTAAAGTCCTTGCCGAACTCATCAACAAACACTTCCCCGACTGGCGACGAGTCCTCAACGAATGCCAAAGATACTCGGTGGGGGGAGAAATCGACTCTGGGATTCTTGCTTCTTTCTCTGACATCGCTGTAAATGACCTTCTTCAAAACCTTAAAGAGAAGAACTTCCCTGAAGTTCGGAAGTGGGTGGTATCTAATATGGACAATGATACTACTTTATTGTTGCGCCGTATTTACGATGCTCTTTATAGCGCCCTTGAAAACAATAGCATTCCTGCTGCTGTGCTTGTTCTTGCTAAGTATCAGTATCAGAGTGCGTTTGTAGCAGATCAAGAAATCAATATGCTTGCCTGTCTAACTGAAATCATGGTTGAATGCGAGTTCCGTTAGTGGTGACTATGTAGTAACTTCTACCACTTTTTTCTACAGCCTCTTTGATAGATTGGTATATAACACCATCATATTCAATCGGTTTATAAGAGGTTACTTTCGGGATACCTTTCTGGGGTCTTTGATTAATCTTATACCCCTTCTTTCCTTTATTCCAAGGCACTTTTGGTTGTATCTCTTTTTGCCTAACAGCACACTCTTCCCTAATGAATTGATACATAGACCCCGTTTTAATTTTTCCTTGATTGGACATATTCCAAACGGCATACCACATTTTCTTTTTGTTATTACCCGAATTCATTTTGTATAGTAATAAATGGAGAATGTAATGAACTCTTGGAGAAACATCAACAAGATTTTCTGGACTATCATTACCACCTAAACTCTTGGGGACAATGTGGTGAGATTCAGTTATTCCTGATTGATTTTTATACTTATCAATGATAGAATTATAGATATTTCTGTAATTCATTTTGAGTGTGATTTTAAATTATTTATATGGAGTGTGAGTTCAAATGAGACATCAAGTTAAATCCAAGTGGTATTACATCTTCTGGGGTGCCTGTGCCGTTGCCGTAGTTGGCGGTCAAGTTTATGTTGGAACTGGTTATCGTGAGATGGCAGACGCAACCAAAAATACTCAAATCGTTGTGAGGTGTATAAATGGGTCTACTGAAAATTGATAAGGCATCTCTGTATGAGGTCCCAGTCAAGACAACTCCAGAGAATGTAAGAGAAGCAAACGAAGGTTTGTTTCGTGCTAAAATGACTCTACCTGCTGCCGCAAAACATTGTGGTATGACTCAGAAGGAAATGAAACTCACCTTCTTTGAATATTTGAAGTATCATCCTAAAGATTATGACCAGTCTAAAGAGTCTTAAAACACCTTTGCGTTATCCTGGCGGCAAGTCCCGTGCTTGCGTCAAGATGGATCCTTATTTTCCAGATCTTCGCAACTATGATGAGTTCCGTGAACCATTTCTTGGTGGAGGAAGTGTTGCGATTCACATCACAAAGAAGTATCCTAACCTAGATATTTGGGTGAATGATCTTTATGAACCACTGGTAAACTTCTGGCAGCAACTCCAGATGTTTGGATATGATTTGAAAAGTGAACTTATTGATTTAAAGAACGCAAATAATACTCCAGACAAAGCAAAAGAACTTTTCCTCCAATCAAAGGAACAGATCAATGACAAAACCGTGTCAAATTTTGATCGTGCTGTGGCTTTTTACGTTGTCAATAAGTGCTCTTTCAGTGGTCTCACAGAGAGTTCTTCATTTTCAGAACAAGCTTCCAACAACAACTTCAGTTTGCGAGGGATCCAAAAACTGCCTGCGTATTCTGAAATAATCACAAATTGGCGTATAACTAATTACTCATACGATTATCTGATGGATGGAAACAAAGGTGCTTTTATGTATCTCGATCCTCCTTATGATATTAAGGATAATCTCTATGGGCGTAAGGGATCAATGCACAAAGGATTTGATCACGATAAGTTTGCTGCTGATTGCGATTCCAACGATATGGATCAATTGGTAAGTTATAATTCAGATCAACTTGTGAAAGATCGCTTTAAGAACTGGAACGCTGCTGAGTTTGATCTCACTTATACGATGCGTTCTGTTGGTGAATATATGCGAGAACAAAAAACACGTAAAGAACTATTGCTTTTTAATTATGGAATTGAAGGACTGGTTAAACTCGATCAATCAAACGAAGAACCATCTGATTGACGAAGATCCCTCACTTGAGAAGGAATATGCTCCTTATATTATCAATCGTTGTTTATCAGGTCATCTTGATTGCGTTTTGTTTGCGAATGAAATGAATCGGTATCACTTCCTTCCAAAGAAACTCCAGTATGACTTTTTTATAAATAGTCTGAGGAAAAAGAAGAGATTTTCTCCCTGGCTCCGACAAGATAAAATCAAAGACCTTGATTATGTTAAGCGTTACTATGGGTATAGTAATGAGAAGGCAAAACAAGCTTTGAGGATTCTTACTAAAGAACAACTTACTTTTATTAAATCGAAATTTGAAACTGGAGGATCAAAATGAGTGTCGTTCAAGAACCTGAAGTGAAGTGGACGCCCGACCAAATGGTGGAAGTGATTCTTAACGAACCTGATGACTTTCTTAAGGTTCGTGAGACTTTGACCCGTATCGGAGTAGCTTCAAGAAAAGAAAAGAAAATCTATCAGTCTTGCCATATTCTACACAAGCAAGGTAGATATTATCTCGTTCACTTTAAGGAGTTGTTTGCTCTGGATGGCAAACATGCTAACCTGACTGTGAATGATGTTCAGCGTCGCAATCGTATTGCCCAACTGCTTGCTGATTGGGGTCTGATTGAAATTGTAGACCTGACGAAGATTCAAGACATCGCCCCTTTGAACCAGATTAAGGTTCTCGCTTATAAGGACAAGGGGGACTGGATTCTGGAAACCAAGTATAATATTGGTGCCAAAAAGAAAAAGGTAGAGGATGCCGAATAAAAAAGTGCGGGAAACAACATCCCGATTTTTTTATAATCTCGTATAATTATTAATGGATGCCGTAAGGATCCACAAAACACAACCTCGCTTTTAAAGGAGCTACTATAATGACAAACCTCACAAGGTATACTGCTGCGGATCTTCCTACTTTGATGGATAGAATCACACGCAATAGTATTGGAATGGATGAATACTTTGATCGAATTTTCAATATTCACGAAACGACTTCTAACTACCCACCATATAATCTTATTCAGGTAAGTAATGTCGAATCTCGTTTAGAGATCGCCCTTGCAGGGTTTAAGAAAGGAGAGGTAAATGTCTTCACCGAGTATGGAAAACTTTTTGTCGAAGGGCAAAAGTCCGATACCGAATCGGATAGGACGTTTATCCACAAGGGAGTGGCTAGCAGAAGTTTTAAACGAGCGTGGACTTTATCCGACGACACAGAAGTCCGCGAAGTCACATTTGAAGACGGACTCCTCACAATTGTCTTAGGTAAAATTGTGCCAGAGCATCATACTAGGAAGGACTATCTCTAAATAACTACACCTGATTTGACCGCAATCTATCAGGGGGAGGGTGAAAGACCCTCCTTTTTATTATAAATACATATGCGGTCAAATTAGAGTAGAATGAATTATTTAAGGACTTATTGTAGTCTTATTAGAAGGGCGGCGAATAGAAATTGTCCAAAAGGTTATGCAGAAAAACATCATGTTTTTCCTAAAAGTATTTTTGGTAGCAATGATAGAGTTGTAATTCTCACAGGTAGAGAACATTACATCGCTCATCTTCTTCTTCAAAAAATATGTGAGAAACGATACGGAATACGACATAGAAATACTCAGAAGATGTTGTGTGCTCATATCAATATGAAATCAAAAGGAAGATATTGTAA